ATATAGTCTTCTACAGAAGGGAGTTCCTCTGCGTTCTCTTCTGTAATATAATCTTCTATTGACGGCAGATTCTCATCTCCATCGAAATCCTCATATGAGGGTAAATCCTTAGACATTTTATTAGTACTTAATACTTCGGGATTTCTCTCCCTTCAACTTTATTTAGGATCCTCCTTAAGTCCATCCTTCAACATCTTTGCTAAATCTGCTGTTGATCCAACAAACAATGCATTGTTTACAGTAGATGGTCCTTTGACCTTTTCTTCTGCTTCTACATCTTTTAGTTTCTTTTGTAGATCAAGTAACTTATCTGTTGCATCAGCAACGTTTTTGATTAACTGACCTGCAACTTCGTATGCTCTTGGCATCTCACTTTCTTGGGCAAGTTCAAGAACACCATTCAACGCTTCTTGACCTTTCTCAATAATAGAATAAAGATTTCCTCTGGTGTATTCATAATCTTTCTTAATGTCATCAACACCTTCTTTTACTTTTTCTATTTTGCGTTCGATTACTTCTGGTTGAACGATGTCATCCGAGGTATTGAAGGTCTCGTTGAGATCGTTGAAGTTCTTTGTCATAGTCATCAGAAGGTTCCATCGAATCCGAAGTCATCACCCTCTTGAATAAGAGCGTTATCAGCAGCAGTTATCTTACCAACCTCTGCACCTCTGACGTGTGCTGCTGCCGTAGTATTATCTTCTCCGCGTCTTACATTCAGTTTATTACCAGTGATGGACTTGATGTACATCTCCTCATCACCAATAGCGATATATGAATCAGCAGAAAGTGTGCTGGCATCTTCAACTTCAATATAAGCAACTTTTGCTGTGATATCGTCTGTGAGTGTAGTTGCAACGTCTCCAGTGTAATTCTTGATTGCTCTGGGGACAACAGAATAAGAATATTCTCTGGTGGTGTTTGCGGTATCTGTTCCAGTAAGGTAACTGACAGTTGCCTTTTTGATGATATCTTTGGTGACCTTGGTTGCAGGACCAAACAGATATGTCTTTGCAGTAAATCTAAGTGTGTAAAGGAGAACTCTTCTTGAAGTAAAGTCTCCATCATATTCATCTGACATTGTGATATTCTCTAACACCACTGGAATGTCTCTTTTCTCTTGAATTGCTTCAACCAGTTCTACTGACAGGTTATATGCTGGTTGAAAGTATGGAAGGATTTGTTCTACGATTTGAAGAGCATCGTCATTTAGTTTTGTCATGATGCTCAACTCAAATGCCATGTTGTAGGGAACAGGCATGTATGATTTTTTTACGTCTGTTGAACTATCGGGATCTTTTACAGTAAAAGTCTGAGTTGTTGTTACTTTTCTGGAAGGATCGTATGTAAGTCCAGTAAACTCAAAAGACATCCTTGGCAAAGTGATTGCAAAGGGTTTATTTAAATCAGGAGATTGCTCCAATCTCGCAAGGAACTTTTGTGTGGGACCGTATGCCAGAGGAACTTTTACAACGCTAAGCGTGTTATCATCAGTATCACTTTTTTTGATGGTGATGTCATTGAAAAGTGTACCAAATGATATAATGGTCCTCCTCAAAATTTCGTTGTAAAAATATTCAAACATAGTTTAGTCCTACAAATCCTTACACAATAGTGTGTTTTTATTTAGGGAATGCCAAATGGATTCTGTTCAGAGAAGTCAAGAATGGAATCTGCCTCTGTTTCTATATTAATATTATCAGCAAATCCATCATCATGAGGTTGAACATCAACTACTCTGAGTGCATAAGAAGCACCAGAGGTAGATCCAACTATATTCTCTGTAGGAATAAAGGTTCCATCAACACTACCAAGTTCAAGAACATTTGTAGTGGGGTTCCAAGTCCTAACCCTACCAGTTGTTCCACTGGTAGAACCTGTAACGACTTCGTTGAAAGCAAAGGTTCCTGATCCAGAACTACCTGGAGATGCAATCGTAATGGTTGGTGCAACAGTATACCCCAGACCAGCGTTAGTAATGTGAATCGCAGAGATAGTGCCAGCAGCACTGACAATCGCTGTTGCAGCAACAGATACCGTAGATACTCCTGTAAATGTGATTGCTGGATTTTCTGTATATCCGCCACCACCAGAGGTGACAGTAATAATACCAACAACACCATCACCGATGGTTGCGGTTGCAGCAGCACCAGTTCCACCTGATCCACCACCAGTAAATACAACAGAGGGAGCTACAGTGTATCCTGCACCAGAGTTAACAACATTGACTGCCTGAACTGATCTAGATTTAGGATTGACGTTGAGGTTGCAGAAATTAATACCACCAATCATAGTGGCAACACCAACAGCAGTCGTTCCACCTGAAGGAGCAGAAGAAACGCCTACTGTAGGAATACTGCTGTATCCACCACCTCTATTGGTAACAGTAAAGAATCTTACACCACCATCAAATATTGCTGCTGTTGCAGTAGCAGTAGATGCAGCACCGACTAATGTAAGTGTTTGAGTTGGTCCTTGAATAGTGCTAATACCATCATCAGTGAGACCATCATAATCATCACCTATCAAGTTATTATCAACATCATCTATACCAGTTGCAATGACTTCATCCTGAATTCTAAAGAGTTCACAATACAGTTCGTAAACGTAAAGATTCTGTAATTGATAATAAGGTTTAGCGTATTCTACATCTTTGATTTCATAGACTCTATCATCAAGAGGAAACCAAATAAGGTCTCCTCCCTTAGGTCTAGTTGATAGTTTTATATTTGATTGATCTTTTATTAGTGGAGTAATATAGGTCTCAAATCTTTCTCTTGAGATAATCAATCTAACTTCATCTTGAGACTGAATACCAAACTTAGAAAGTATATTGCCTGCACCAGAATATTGATCGTAGTTGTCAACATACGCTTCTAAGGGAAGTGCTATGTCAAATTTTGACTGTACTACCTCCTTTATAACAGTGCTCTCTGTCAAATATTTCCTAGGTAGATAAAAAATATCTACCCCATACATTCGTAACTGTTCATTAATTAAACCTTGAACAAGATTTTGCTCACCAGTAGTTCCTTGCGTAAAAAATGGATTGAGCATAATCTTATCCTATCATGTCTAAAGGTGGCAGTTCATATGTATTAGACATCTGCTCCTTAATCTTATCTAACTCTCTTTCCGCATCATCATATATTTGTCTTCCATTCAGTTCAATTCCACCAGGAAGTTTGACACCTTGGAACTTAATAAGATTTTGACCCCACTGTCTCTTAATCAGTGCGGTAAGATAACGCTTTAAGAATGAATCATTATAAACTCTTGTAGAATCATTGGGATCGATAAGACGATAGCAATCAATGATTAAGTAGTCGTCAACATTAACAGATCCCCAATCAATATCAAGATAGAGTCTGTTCTGTCTCATGTTAAATCTTATTTGCTTTTCAGTATTCAAAGCAAAATCAAGATCTTCCAAATATCTTTTCGTCATTGCATAGGTCAAGATTTCAGTTGACCCCCAATAATAAATGTCATTAAGGAACAACTGATACTTAACACTGAACATATTATTTGTTACAGTGTTAGCTCCATCAAATCTAAAAATCTTACTTATTCCGATAACTTCTGGTGGAACTTGTAAATAGTTACTGTTCTCTTCAAAGTTGAAAGAAACACTTGCCCCATCAATCGTAGCAGTTGCAGTCGTGGTTACGATTCCTGCAGTGCTACTTCCTCCTCTTGCTCTGCCTCTATCTATATCTGCCTGTGTAATCTTATACTTTAAAAACGTCTGAATACTTCCATCATAATCGCGCTCATGGAATAGCTGAAGTGCGTCATCAACTAGATCATCTATTTGTTCATCGGCAACATTGATCTCCAGCACTGGAGCACCCAGTTGCCTTTTGCAATAGTTAATTAGATCCGTCCTACTTGCTGGTTTCGCCATTTATTCCACAAGTTTCCTAAGTGTATTTATTCTACTATTATTTGACCTTGAACCAATCTCACTGTGTGTAGGTCAGAATTATCATCTGCACCAGTTTTAAATTCTAAAGTTGACACAACATCATAAAAATATCTACCTACAGATAAGTTTGATGTTTGAGTGTCTGTTAGAGATAGTGTGACAACTCCTGAATCTGTAAAAGTAGAACTAAATGTTCCTGCAAAAGAAACGCTTTCAAAATTTTGTTTAAATTTAGAGTCTACTTTACATGAAGCAAATCCAGTAAAATCAACTCCAATATTAGTCATTTTATTAATAATAGTAAAAGATTGCTCATAATCAGATCCTTTCGGAATAATTATGTCCTTTTCTATTGTTTCTATATCTACTAATTGTTTTGCCATTAGAGTATCCCTGTAAATGGTTCAAGCCAATCTTCAGCAGCGTTTGTTTGTGGATTTATTTCAATTCCAGCAGTAGAACAGTCGGATAAAAATTTATTGTATGATGCTTGAACTGTCGTTAAAGTCATGCTACCAGAAACATCAACAAACAATCCAATTCTAGTATCAACTCCCGTTTGAAGTCCTACTATTCCAAACCAGTCTGATCTATCTACTTCAACTCCTTCATCTCTATTTACACCCTGAACTAATCTACCATCATCAAATCCACTATCATATACTGCTTGAACTGCGGTAGACATTACATCTGATGTAATAGCAATGCCTGTAGAAGTTGGTTGAAGTATATAATGCTCTCTTTCAGGAAAAGAAGATCTCCATGATTGCCATTCAGTAACCGAAACTGTTGAACCACCATCAGATTCATCAATAATCGCAATACATTTCAAGGATTCTCCAGTATCGGATTGAGTAACTCCCACATTTACATTAATATCACCACTAACAATTCTTGTCTTTTTTGATGAAGAATCATTAGTTATGTTTATTTCATAAGTATATCTTGGAGAGTTTTTATTAAAGTTTGTAGTAACACCAGCAGTGACTATTGCTGTTAAAATTCCAGAACTTCTAGCGTCTGTATTGAATCCAAGACCGATCGTGTCTGTTGCTGTTAACCCTGCACCAGAGTGTTTTTTTAAAAGTCCTGTAAATCCATATCCAGTCAAATTAATAGATGTATCTGCAGCACCAACCACTCTAAATCCTAAAAAACTATCCGAGTATTGATTGACATCAAAATTTACTCTTGTCGTTGCTCCAAGATTATCAAATTGGACTCTTTTATTAGGCATCTGGAAGTCCTATTACCGACATTGTTTCTTGCTGCTTATAATAAAGTTTGCAAAAAGATTTTGCAATATTCTTAAGCATATCACGGTCATTACAATTATCTATATCACTTGCGATCTGTTGATATGCAAAACTTTTAGACAAGTTTTTAAGTTCAATTTGATCGGGATCCATTTAGTAACTCCTTAAGTAAAGATTTAATTTCATCAAGTTCACCCTTCATACTAGCAAGGTCTTGCTCTACTGTTTGTAATTTCTGATTCTTTTCAGATTTAACACTTCTAGTAGAGAGATACTGCGTATAGTCAAGACCGTTTACATTAACGATTGCATTAGTTTTAGGATCTCTTGCGAGATCCTTGTTACCTTTTAGTTCGTAAAAATCCATATCACGCGAGAGCAATAACTCTCAAGTCTTTAACTCTAGGAACGTAGCACTGACTGGTTGATGTAAGATTAATCTTGATTCTATAAGTCTTAAATGCAGGTAACTCATCAATAGAGAAAGTATATTCTCTATAATCAGTCATAGCAGCATCATGTACTAAAGTACTAGACTTAAGAATGCGACTGTCAGGTTCACCGTTGTTGTTTTGTGGAGAGATAACCTCTCCTCTGGTATTAAGGTTAGAATAACCTGGGAATGGTGAGAAAGTGGGTTCAAGTCCAGGTTCATTCGATATTGAGTAGAACGCTCTTATGTCTGCCTCAACATTTATATGAGCAGCAAGAATAATTTTCAGGGAAGATGCAGAATTTTCAAGTACAATTTCTTTGGAAATGTACTGACATGCTGTAGGATCTTCATCAATACTATCTACCCTAGAATCTGTTGCATAATCAGTAATAACATCATTAACTCTATTAGAAGTAAGCACAGCACTTACTCTTTGAGTGTCAATTACAGGACTTAATCTTGTATCAACTGTATTGAGGAACAATCTCATGTTCAATGATTTAGATCCCGCAACTGTAGAGAGATTAGTCTCTTCATTCACCTTGGATGCGATCATTCTAGGAGTATTAAAATAGTTCTTTTGGTTTATTACGATATCCTCAAATCCAGCATTGAGGTATGGAACTTCAGTTCCACTGAAACTTCTAGACGTAGTTGTTCTTAGTTCACCCGTAATGGTAGTTCCAGGAACAGTCATATTATGGACATTAGGTGTTATCAGTTCAAATGGTATGTTCTGAGTTGCTCTAACCTTAGTTCCACCAGTAGACTTGGTTGCACCAAGTAATAGTTGAGGGTATCCAACATCAGTTTCTCTTGAAGTTCCTGTATTTGCACTCATGTCAAGTTTAATCTTGTAGGAATCAAATGTAAACGGATCCGCTTCAGTAACATCTATCAGGGAGTGAGTTTTATTAATGCGGTTAAGACTTACTCCAGCTAACTCATATTTAAATACTGGAGTGCCTACTGGATATGATTTGGGATTATCTCCCCTAACAATTTCTCCACCGATGGTATTTCCAGTAACATCAGTATATTCAATGATTTCATCACCAATAAGAAGTAAACCAACATTAGTGGTTCCAACTCCAACATTCTCAAAGCTGGAGAATGTCGCTGCAAGTCCAACGGTAATACCACTTGTAGAGTCTGCAGGATATGCTGCAGTAAGAGTGGTTGGTTTAATGTCAGGTTTCACACCAGACAGTATCACACTATTATTAGTGAAATACATGCCATGGTTTTGGTGATTAATATTCATATGCAATCCATCATTAATGGTAACGATGGAAGAAATTTGAACATCTCCTCCTGGGGCACCTGGAATATCATTATTCAGTGTTTGAGCAGCACCAACACTGTTGAAGTAGTTCATTGACTTACCACCACCAACAACGAAGTTACCCTGAACGTTGTCAAGAATAAGTTCACTCGTGTGACCGATTCCTGTTACGGTAAGTTTAGCATCCCTACCGATTGAAGCAACACCAATATTAGTGATTCCAAGAACATCTCCAACAGAGTAACCTGAACCTCCGTTGACAATGGTTGCGCCAGAAGAAACAATAGCTCCATTATGCACACTTATATCTGCAGTTGCGCCTCTACCATTACCTGTAAGTGTGACAAGATTAACTCCAGTGAATGTATACCCACCATCGGCTGGTGTGTAACCAAGACCCGCATTAGACACTGTAAGTGTTCCTGTAGCAGTTCCAGCAGTGCCTACAAGGTCACCTGTGGCGTTTGTGTCGTCTTGGAAGAAAGTATTTCCGATTACATATCCAGAGTCAGCAACGGTGGTTCCAAGACCAACTCTAATCTTCTTAGATTGAATGGAGATAGGATCAGGGAGCAACTTAGAAATCTGTTTATTACCTTCTAAGAGATCAGGATTATAAAACTCAACACTGCCACTTTCAATAAAGTCTGCTCTGTAAAGAGTAAACTTAAGATCTTCCCACTGACTTGGTTCCCAAGTAGTATTGTTTTGAGATTTGAATAGAGAACCAAGATAAGGTTGGTTAGAAATAAACGTATCTGTTAATAGATCATTTTCACCAATTCTTGAAATATAAACACTATACTTAGTAGAGTTAGATGCTAAGCAAATTGCATATTCTTTACCACCTTCAACGTAAACAGGTGATTTAAACCTAACATTTGTAGCAACAGAACCATCAGATGAAGTTGTAATATCATCTGGATCTAAAACAATCTCAGTACCAGGAAGAACCTTGGTTGTTGGAAGACCATTTTCCATGGTTCTAATTTGGAATACTACAGGAGTTAATCCATCGTCAACTGTTCTAAAGAAAACATCGCAACTTGTAATAAAGCATCCAGTTTCGTCCTTAACTAAGAAAGATTGTGCAAGTGGATCGTACCATGTAATAATGGTTTGAGTTCTCTGTGTTTCACTGAGAACATTACTATTGACTAGTTCAGTACCAAGAGATCGCTCAACATTTCTTTCTTGGAACTCTTTCTTCTGTTCAACTCTAGCATTTCTAATAGAGAGAATATTTTCTTGAAGAGTTTCAAGGGTTCCTGCAGCAGTAAAACTTTCTTCAGCAATCGTAGAAGCATTATCTTGATCATTATCCTCATCATTAATAAGTGTAAATGTCTTAGTGCCTGTTTCAAATTTAGGGAAGTTTACGTTATTTGGATCAGGAATAAAGTAACTTCCAATGAGAGTAGCAGAGAGATCAGAAATGAGTCTTACATTATTAAGTGTTGCTTGTGCTCCACTTGTCTTTCCAACAAAGGTCATTCCAGTTTGAACATATCCGAAGAAATCTCCTTGTGCTTGTTCAGAAAGAGAACGAGTGTCAACGTTCAGAATATCTGAGGTTGAAGAATAAGCATTAGCAAGAGGGCGAGTAGTGTAGGGGTTTTCAGGGAAAGTTTTAGTTGGACTATTATATGGACCTTCTCTATGATTAATTTGAGCAACTCTAAATGTAATCTTAGGAGAAGTCTCATTGGACTCTTCAGCAAGACCTGTTTGAATTATTTTACCTTCTACGGTTTCTCCAACCTGGAAGGTTCCACTAGTCATAGCGATTTCAAGAAGTTTTGGAACACAGAACTTGGTGACATCTTTACCATCAAAGAATGCAAACATTCTTGTGAGTGGTTTCATTTTCTTAGAAACAAATTCAATGTTTCTAGATCTCATAGTTTTAACAGTTTCTCTACTGACAACTCTATCGCCTACAGACTCTCGATCATATTGTTCGACAATAGCAGTTCTAGTTCCATTTCTAGACTGAACGCCTGACTGAGTTTTTGTTACAAAAGTATCTTCGATTGTTTGATCGGTTACAGTTCTAGTTGATCTACTAGTTCTGCTTCTACCGCCTGGACCTTGACGATGAATAGTGCCAGGTCCTCCATTAATAGTTCTAGTTTTAGTGCTTTCTTCTTCGGTAACTCCACCCCATTCAGTTTCCCAAGAGTCCCATAAAATAGGTCCAAATCCAGTCTGAGGATCAACCTCCCCTTTGTCTGCCATTTGGGTCAAAGTCTCAGCATAGTTTCCTTCTACTTGAATGATTTTTGCATCCAAGCGAGTCGTATCAACCCAGTTATCAGTTGCTGGAGTTAACTCCATAGTTCCATTCCAGAAACTAATCAAGAAAGGAGTAACACTTTCTGTTCTAGTTGCAAATGCTTGTGAAATATATTCAACTTCAGAATAATCAAGAGTTAAAATATCATTACTCTTTCTTACATTGTTCCCTTCAATCTCTGCAACGCTTGAGTCTACGGTTGAATCTCTGTCAACAACGGGTCCAAGAATCAGATCAACTGAATTGGTGTAATGTCTTGGTCTAAGTTGACCAAACTTTCTGTCGATAGAGTTCTTGATATCAAAATCATCATCTTGAGATTGGAAAGAAGAGAAGTTATCAACAAAGAATCCAGACTTAAATCTGTTTAGACCCTCAGTGTCAGAAATGAATAAGTTTGCAGTTTCTTTTTCAAGTAAAGAGAGAGTTGTATAATACTCAAGATTGCGGATTCTATCTTCAAGTTTTTTGATATCTTGCATACGATATCTCTTGTGTTGAGTAAATGCAAGTTTTGCATCACCAACATTATAGAGATACGGTGGCATTTCTATGCTACAGATTTCTATAGCATCATCTACAGGATTAGGTGATACAGGATCTTCAGAGGGAGTTCCATATACAACTTGGAATCTTCCATCTTTAGCAAGGAATACTCTATCAATTCTACCCAAATAGTAATCAACATCAGCAATGATAGACTCATCAGATGCCAAGATATTATTTACTGACTGACCGTCAGCACTAAATGTTCTACCAGCAAACTCAAGAGGAGATCTAACACCTTCAGTAACAGTAAAGTCAGATACTCTCGGTCTCAAATCAATAATATCAGTGCCTCTATAGTTATCAACAGTCTTGATTTCTGTGGAATAATCAAAATTCTTATATGACTCTACAGTTACAATATCACCATTGTCAGTTGAATCAAAGTAAGCAGATGTAAAATAAATCTTTAACTGTTTTGAGGGTGCGGTACTCTTTGCCTTTCTTCTAATACTTCCATATGAATAAAGTGTTTCTTCTTGACCAGTTTTAAATGTATAATTTGATGATATATTAAAACTTGGTGTTGTTAAAACAGAAACTCTAGCAGTAATATCAGATTCCTCAAAAGCAAGAGTTTCACCTTCAATGAACACGGATTCGTTCTTATAGATGAAAGAAATAGTTGACGCATCAATAATTTCAGCGATAATTGCTACAGCATCACTAGTTTGACCTGTAACTTTTTCCCCGACCAACATGTCGGAAGTGGTTGTTGATGGACTAATGATATTGAGAAGAGATACTCTGGGGGCAGTAGCAGTAGAAGTATCTGCAGACTCATAGATTCCCTGAATAGAGATAATATCTGGAGAGTTGAGAGAAATTACTTCATCCTCAACTCTAGTTCCATATGGGTAGTTTCCATAAGTCAGTCCATTATTAAGTGTAGTTGTTCCAATACCAGATCCTTCAAGTCTAGATTTATCTACAATAATAGACTTTACTCTATTTTTAATCTTTACTTTTGAAGTTGCATTTACTTTTCTCAAAGTAGCAACCAAAGTTGCACCTGTATTATTAGTTCCAAGATTTCTGATTTGAAGAGATTTTGCATCTCCAGCAATCTCAAATTTGTCAGCACTCAATTCTTCTGTAACACCATCAGATCTAATAAGAGTATATCTTTCATCATCAAACGGAAGGAATGTTTCATTCGCTCCTGCAGATGGAGCAACCGAAAGTTGATTGCTAGCAATATCTACATCAAAAGTTTTTCTGATAGTAAAAGTAGTTTCAGCGAGGTCAAGTGCTGCTACGTTTGGTTTTGGTAATGGAGTAAATAAAGTGCTATCCGAAGATGGGGCAAGTTCAGTAGTAAGAACTTCCAGATCAGTAACACTTAACGTGGATGATGGCAAAAATCCACTTGCGATACCAGAAACATTAGCAACACCTTCAATAGTTACATTGGAAGTGCCTACGTTAGTAACTCTAGCAATAATAGGATCTTCTGTAAGTCCTGCTGTTGTATCAGTATATCTAATCAAATCATTTTCTTTAACAACAGTTCCAGGGAACAGATTATTGCCCGTGGTAATAGTGCTTACTCCACCAGACTTTGGACTAATAGTAGCAATACCAACAGAAAACTTGTTTGATTGAATAACGTTAGCACTGAATGAGTTGATTCCAGTTACTCCATCTGCCAAATCTAATGTGTTTGAAGATGCATAAACAGATTTTACATCTGAAATCTTGTTCTCTGTTATAGCTATAGCAATTCTTCCATTCTCTAACCCGTTAAAGGAAAGTTTTTCATTTACAATAAATGTTCCTTTGCTGTCATATACAGTAACAGCTGTCCCAGCGTTAACTGCATATCTTATAAATCCAGTTGCACCACTTGAATTTCCTTTTACAAAGGTAGGAACATTCAAAGTATGTGACTGGTTTAAAGCAATCTCAGTAGTGGTCTGTATATCATACAGAGAGAGATCCCACTGATTTGTATTCGCATTAGTGGCGCTATAAGTACCTGACTCTAACCTAAAGTCATATACTCTAGCAAGACCAATTTCTTTTCCTGGAGCGGTTTCAGAATTGACACCAACTCTCTGATCACGCAAACTTACAACGAAAGTATTTCCAACCCCAACTGTAGGTGATCTGTATACACTGTTTACCTTAAAAGTTGGACCTGTATTATAAGTAAACCCTTGATTTTCAATAGTCTTTGTAGTTCTTGGTTTCTCTAAATCGATAAAAGTTGTACCAAGGGTTTCGCATTCGTATCCCTTTACATACGCCTTTCCTGGAGAAATTTTAATCAGGGCAAGATTATCGGTGGGTTGTTCTCCTCCAGGAGTAAATTGTCCAACATTAAAGATGCCATTATTACCAACTTGATCATCTAGTGACTCTACCACAGATACGTCAAATGGTTTTACATAGTAATGTCCAGATTCATCAAAAGTTCTTCTAGCAAGAGTGTCACGAACATTGTTATAACCAGAATCTCCACCAAAAAGAGATTTTTGATTATCTATTTGAAGAACGCCATTAATAATGGTTCCAAGTAAAATGAAGTTATCGTCAGAAAAATCGTCTAATGGTTTCTTAAACAAACTTACACTGATCTGAAGTCTATCAGCACCAGGAGCAGCATAGTTATTAAATCCTTGAGAATTATCATTCAAAGACTCATCCAAGTCTGCTGTTACAATTTCTTCATTTATAAAGAAACCAACTCTATAACTTGGAGTGTTGCTATACTGATCAAGGATTAAAGTTTCTCTACTTACATTAACAAAGTTACCTCTAATAAAATATACTCCACTATCAATCTGGAATGCTGATCCGGTGGAAGCAGCATTATTTTGAATGGTGCTGGCAAAAGCAGTACCAACAGGAATATTTGTATTTCCAAGTAATCCAGAAATAATAACCTCATTACAGGTTAAAGTTTCTGCATCAAAAAATGTTTGTGTTTGATTATTTGTTGTGCTAGAACCTAAGTAACTAACATAAAGAGTTAGATTGCCACGCTCCGAATCTTCAGGTAAGATGACGCTATCAACAACAGCAGTTACGCCAGATCTTTGACCTGTTATAGTTGTACCAATTAACTGATCTACGTAAGCAGATACAGGAACTCCTTGAAAATTATTATCTAACTGGATTGCGTAGTACAATCTAGTGTAAGACGTATTTCCAGGAATAACCTTTGCACCCTCTTTGAAAAAGTGCTGACCAAATTTTTCAATCTGATTTTGCAGGATAGACTGAAGGGTTGTTAGTTCCCTTGCCTGAACAGGATAACCAGGTTTGAATAATACCTTATGGTAGTCGTTAGCGGGATCAAAGTCATCAAAGTAAGGCGCTACGTTAAGATTCGTCTGCTGTGGCATAATTCTTTAGAACTGCAAAATAACTTTT